TTCTAAAGAAGGGACAGAAACTTTGTACAATTGCCATTCATCGGTCAATTGAAATTGAGCAGAGATTCTTTCTCGATTGCCTCCAGATTTTCTATTTTCACGCAATGAAACCCACATTGTACCTGACCCACTGTTTCTTTTAGCGTAGAAGGAAATAGTGTAAGGCTCGCCTTTCTCTAGATAATCCAGAGCGGTTGTTTTTTTTGCGGCCCAGCTTGGTGCAGTGCTAGAGAATAACTGTGCTTGCTTCCAAGTGTTAGTGTTGCCTGTAATGGTATATATACCATTCTCTGCTGTACCGGTTGAATCACTTGAATCGCCATGAGCAAAAAACCAGAGATCACGAGTGAAATCATAGTCTTCAGCGTAGTTCCTTGAACCAACTTTTAGAGTTGTAAACTCTTCTTTGAGACCATTCACTGTCTGTTCGACATAAGAGCGATCTGCTTTGCCAGTGGCCACATTAGTTAGATCAGAAATGGCTTTCTCAGTGGTCTGCTCAAACCGTGATTGTGCGCCTTGGATCCCAGAAAATTGGCTCTGTGTCTGAGCTTTGAAATCATTGATCAGCTTCTGGATATCAGCATCACTGGTTTTTAATTGATCAGTAGTGGCTTTCAACCCTTGCATCTTGACTTCAATGCCATTGTATTGAGCTTTGAACTCTTCTGCAATTTCATTTTTATTTGCTTGGTTTGCTGCTGCGATCTTCTGAGTGACTTGTGCTGAGATTTCTTGCTTGACTACTTCAGCTTGAGCTTTGGCTTGTTCGATCCCATCTGTGATTTTATGTTCCAGCTCTTTTGCTTGCTTGTCATACTCAGCATTAGCATTATCTACAAGCTTCTGCACTTTCGCTTCGTATTCAGCATCATAAGACTTCATTTTCTTATCAACAGAGTCGTTGACCATGCCTGAGATAGAGTCTGCTAAAGTTCTTGTTACTTCACCAAATCCGATGCTGACAAGCTTGATGCTCATTGGATTAAACTTGTATTTCGTGATCTTTTTTCGCAAATCGACATCGTAGCCCTCGTGGAAGATGCTCACGATATCAAACATATTTACTGGTTGATCTGCTTGGCCTACAACATCGATCTCAAGGCTTTCTTCGATCATGTCACACAGAGTTTCATGAAAATAGCGCTTGCCGTATTCCTCAAGCGTTTTTTGATCCACAACATCCTGATCTTGTACTTCCAAATCTGCTTCATAGATATGCTTGTATTTATTGATCAGTGGGCTATCAATGGTCACGGTTAGGATTTGATCTTTCTTCCCTTCTTCGTGTGCTTCAATAACCTTTTTAAAATGGATCCGTGTTCTCAACTCTTTGGTGGATTCTGTTTCTTGGAACGACTTCATATTTTTCTTATAGGCAAATAATGATTCGTTTTCGATTCCACCATGTTCTAGCAATCGGACGCTGTACTTGTCCCGGACAAGGTCTCCACCCCACTGCCCAACGATGGAGTGCTTGTCTTTGGCCAAAGCTTCCATCGCTGAGATATCTTTTAAATTAAGGGTGTGTTTTGACATCACATCAGAAAAGAATGTGAATGGTGTTTCTCGTTTGAACCCGGCAACAAGCGCATTCATTACGGTTGCTCCATTCACTCGATCGACATTGATCTTGTTGATAGAATAACCATTTAACAATGTAGCTACTTGATTTGCGTATACTGTGACATATCCGTGTTGCTTTTCGACTTCAAAGATAGTAAAGTACTGTTCTCCGTGCAAATCATCAGCAACTAATTCTGTTTCTGGAGTTAACGATGCCCATTTTGGGTCTGATGTGGGGAATTTAAAGGTAAGCTGATAAGTGCTGTTAGCTTCCTGGACGATCTCGGAACTAAAAGCTTCGTTAAGAGGAAAATTTCCCTCTTGCAGATAGATCATACTTTATACCTCCAATTCCCTTTTATTGTGATTTTTGAAACAGTTCCTGAAACTGCAATACCAGAAGTGCCTGGAGCAATTTCGAAGAAACCACCTCGTTTTCTCAAGGTGTTTTTCAGATTTCCATTTTTGTCATAGACATTTTGTTTTTTATGACGGCAATCAATTGTTGCTTTTGTATCAATCGTAAGCTGCATGGTCTGCTTCCCAATAGTGAGAGATACATCTCCATTGCCTTCAATTGTAATTACAGGTTCAGAATATACAGTTCCTGGGTTATTTACTGTGCCGTTACCTGCCAAAGTGACTACGGCATCATTATTTAAGTAGCGGAATGGGTGCATCTTTAACTTGATTTCTAAAGACCAAGCATGCAAGCCGTTTTGTTTAAATGATGCGCTCTGGAAATCAGCATAAAAAATAGAGCCTGGTCGGTGACTGAACTCTATTTTATTTTCTTCTTGCTTAAATTGATTTACAATCATCTCAATTTCGCTTGTCTTGACAACGTAAAAACTTACCGTTTTATCATATCCGTCATAAGCTCCATCGTAAAGATTATAATCTCCATTGGCTCCATAGATCGTATTTGATTCTACTCTTGGTGTAGCTGTCTGATCTTCTCCGAAATCTGTCACATAGCAGTTTGGGATTGATCCAGTGTTGAATCCATTTATAATCATGTTAAACATTAGATTCCCTCCCTTGCCATGATTTTAGAATATCTTTGATAGCTGTTTTGCGCTAAAATATCACCGTCTAAATAGGTTTCTGACGGTTTTTCGAGGATAGCAGTAAGGATCTTTTCTAAACTTGCTCTCAGAATTGCAATCTCAGCAACGATATTTTCACCAGTGTAGCTATTTCCGTTTGATGTTTCTTTAAATAAAAATTGCTGGCTGGCATTTTTCATTTCTCGCAAGAATTTGGCATCTTCCGGAATTCCGACCCCTGTTGCATATCTTGGGAAACCGAGATTTTTCATCAGTCGTTTAGTTCTGTCAGCTCTCAATACTTTTGATCCACGAGGCAGATTGAGGACAACATCTCGTCCGTCTGGTATAAATGAGCTTCCGTCTGGTAATGTTACCATTTCTTTATAGACTGCATTTCGCTGGTCGTTGACCATTGCAATACCACCTTCATGGTAGTTTGTACCATCTTTAAAACCAAGTGCTGCCGCTGCTCCTCCAATCATACGCTTCACAACATCAATGTATACCGTCTTACCTTGCACACTATTGATATTTGATTGAGCGCTCCAAACAGGTCCTGCAGTGTTATCTTGTGCATTGATAGCTTTCACCGGGCTTGGTGTAGCGTTCCAAGCGTTTTGATTTTCAATAGCTTGTCGAGCAGCGGTTATTGCTCCAGTAGAATCGCCTAGTTGTGGTTTAACTGGAGACGGTGTGTTGTTCCATTCTTGCTGTTTGGCAATTGCTTGGTTAGCAGCGTTAGTTGCACTACTTGGATCAGCAGTAATCTGTTTTGTAGGAACAGAAAAATTATTATACAGTCCTAAAGCTCCCATTGCTTGGTTGCTTCCTAATGTTACACCATCCGGAGTAGCAATCAGATCTGTCTTGTGTTGTGTTGGTAAAGTTGTGATGCTTGCTAATGCACTTGCAATTGCAGTTTGTGTCTTGTCGCTCGCATCAAGGTTAACTACTGGATTCATTCCGGTCAAGGCTTGTGCGGCAAGTTTAACACGCTCCATCTTATCACTAGCAGCATCCTTAACAATCAATTCCTTTTCTGCTGGTGTCAATTGATTCCAATGCTCTAAAACGGCTTTCGCACGTTCGCCAGACTCAAGAAAAGCTGTGTTTTTCATCAACAATTCTTTTACTTCTGCCGGCATGGCATTATATTGATCCAGCAATGTTTTGTTATCAAGAATGGCTTGCATACCTTGATGATTTCCAACTACCAACTCTTTTTCTGCCGGGGTCAAACTGTCCCATTTACCGACTTCAACCAAGGCTTCACCGATTGTCATCTTGGCATTTGTTTCAAGATTGGCATGCTTGAGAATAAATTGCATATTCTCCCAGCCGTTTTCAGCCTGCAATGCTTTTGTGACTTCTTCCTGAGCATTGGTCTTGACTTGTCCGGTTTTAGGATCAAATACCATTCCGTTCCACAAGAGATTTGCATCTCTTGTCTCTTGTGACATATTCTGTACACTTTTAGCCACAAGACCGGATGAACGACCTACGATGTCAGCAAATTGGTCTGCCTTGGCCATCATCTTGTCGTAATCAAGACCTAGTTCTGCCCAGCTTTTTCGTAATTGGCTAAAATATAGCTCACGTTGTCGATCATCACCGAAATTAAGAGGGACTTTTTCGCTCAGTTTCTTTTGAAGAGCGGCATACTCACGGCCAAATGCTTCCATTTTGGACTTGTGTTGAGCACTTAACTCTTCCAGTTTTTGGTTATATTCAGCTTTATTGAGAGTTCCTTTGTCATACTCTTCTTTTAAAGCTTTTGTTTGGTCTTCGTAAAGTTTGATTTCATCTTTCAACCATTTAGCAACGACTCCGGATCCTTTCCTTAGCTGGGTTTCGTTCAAGTCGTTGATTTGACCATTCATCGCTTTGATGATGGCTGTGCGCTCATCTGCAGAAAACTTCTGTATTTCCAGTTGTTTGTTGATAAATTGGTTCTCATAGTCGTAAATGAGAGCTTGTTCTTCACGAGTGATCTTACGTTTTTTGTCAGACGCATTTTGATAGATCTGGATGATCTCATCAGTCATTGTCTGTACGTTTTTCTTCTGCTGTTCTGCTTGTGCTACAGCACGTTTTTGGACTTCTTCAGAAGCTCCAATTTTCTCAAGGTTTTTTTGAGTGCGTTGGAGATCCTTATCAATTGCCTTTTGCAGATCGCTCGAAAGTCCTTGCACACTCTTACGGACATTTTCAACGGCCTGAGATCCACCGTTTCCAAAACCAATCATTGCTTGATGGGCATCATCGATTTTAGCTTTTAATTTCGATAGTTCCTCTGCTTGGACCTTGTTTACCGAAGTTCCCCAGGTCCGAGTCCTCTCGTCTGCATCTGCCATTTCTTTGGCTACTGCAGCAATCAAACCGATAGCTACTCCTCCTGCTATAATACCCCAAGTAGTGGTACTTCCAAGTAGTGCAATCCCTTTTGCTAATAGACCAGTAGAAGCTACTGCACCTTCTGCAGCAGTGCTAGTTGCAGTGATGCCGGTTGTTGCAGTTTTAAATGCAGAAGAAAGACTGCTACCTTGTTTAAATAGTTGGAATGTCTTTCCTAAAACAGAAAGTCCACCACCGACTTTACCAATACCTTGAGTAAGGAAGCCGATACCTTTAGTGATACCACCAATGACTCCGATACCTTTTCCGAGGATTGATAAGGCTGGGCCTGCGCCTGCTGCAAGTAATCCCCATTTAATAATATTTTGTTGCTGAGACTCGCTCATTTCACTAAATGCCTTGGCCATGTCCGCCAATTTTTGGACCCAAGGTTTTGCAGCCTGCAAACCGGAATTCATTGCTTTCAGAAGCGGTCCGCCAAATTCAATTGCCAAATCAGTAATCTGGTTTTTAAAGATTTTTAATTGAGATTCTGTAGTCTCATAGCGCTTTTTGGCTTCGTTCGTGAGGGCTGTATTTTCTTTCCACGCTCCATTTGCAGTTTTTAAGGCTCGTGATAGCAAGTCTCCAGCACCAGCCATACGTTGCATAGTATCTACTTCTTGAGTTGATTTGATACCCAGTTCTTTTAAAGTTTGGGTTACATCCCCACCAGACTGCTTGACTTTTTTCAATCCGTCAAGAAATGCTAATAAGGCGATTTGTGGTTCTGTTTTCCACTCATGAGCAAAGTTTTGAGCGCTCATTCCAGATACTTTCGCAAATAATTCTAGCTTTTTACCACCAGAAAGGACTTGCGTGTTGATTTTTTGCATGACACGAGAGAATGAGCTACCCCCTGCTTCTGCGTTAATACCCACGGAACTCATAGCAGTTGCTACTGCTAAAATCTGCGGTTCAGTCAATCCTACCAGATGCCCTGTACCTGCTAACCGCAAGCCCATTTCCAGAATCTCAGATTCAGTTGTTGCAAAATTATTTCCGAGGTCAACAATGGTTGATCCTAGTCGTCTAAATTCAGATTGTGGCATCTGAGTGATGTTTGCAAAACGGGCCATTGCGGTAGCAGCTTCATCAGCAGTCAAGTTGGTAGATTCACCGAGGTCGATCATGGTTTTCGAAAAGTCAACAATGTTTTCTTTTTTGATCCCTAACTGACCTGCCGCTTCCGCTACTCTTGCAATGTCCGCAGCACTCGCTGGCATTGTCTTAGATGCCTCACGAATAGCATTTGACATCTTCTTATATTCGCCCTCAGTAGCGTCAACCGTTTTTCTAACTCCAGCAAAAGCAGACTCATAATCTACTGCAGCCTTAACTGCAAATCCTGCGCTTGCAATCAATGGAGCTGTCACTCCTTTGGTTAATGTCCCACCAAAGTCAGAAACTTTCTTGCCAAATTTTTGGATGTTATCTCCATTTTTGACAAGGTTCTTCCCGAAGTTTTCCATTTTACCAAAAAAGCTATTTTCACGTCCAACAGCTTTCAAGGCTTGCTCAACTTTGTAGAGTTGTCCTTCCATTGCTGACAATTTTGCATTTTCTCGCTCAATATCAGCAGCAGCTTTGTCAAATTTAGCAGATCCAGGATCGAGCTTGTCGAAGTTCTGCTTCATTTGATCGAGTACCTTCTTTTGTGCTTCAATGGCCTGTCCTAAAGACTTGTATTTTGCTTTGAGGAGTTCAGTACTCTTACCATTGTTTTTTAATGTGCTATCGAGCGCTTTGACATTATTTTGGAAATACTTCACAGCGTTCTTTGCACTTGTTAAGCTAGGATTGAACTTTGACACGTCCAGCCCTAGTTCGATATACATTTGTCCTAGTGGCGTTCCACCTGCCATTTTTCCTCCTTTTACAAACAAAAAAAGCCCAAAGAGGCTTCATGCTTCCATTTCTCCAAAAATGTCAGCTAGATCTAAAGACGCATTTTCGGTTTGATCTTTATCAAGATCAATAATTCCGATCAGATCTTCCCAGCTTAATTCCATCACATCATGGACATTCATGTTATATGGTCCATCAGCAACTTCCTTAACGAATTTGTAGAAACGTTTTAATGCATTTTTAGGATCTATTTTTTCCCCTTTGGGTCCACATCACCCACAAGATGAGCATAGATTTCAGTGAACACTTCAATGATTTTAGCAAAATCAGTATGTTCTAGTAATTGCTCTACTGTCACATTTTCGAATAGTGAGGCAATGAAGCCTAATTGTTGATCCAATTTTTCGACTTCTGTCTTGTCTGATGTGAGTGAGTCGTTCAATACAAGGTAATCACGATAATCACGAGTAGTAATTTCTTTACTAGAGTAAAGTACATCTTCTCCAGCTTCGTTCTTCATGGTAAATGTAATTTTTGACATTGTTTGCCTTTCTATAATTAAAAAAGCACCGAATGGTGCTTATTTCATTTTGTCCAAGTTTTATTTAAAAATTCAATTTTATTGACATCATTATCCGAATGGTCATTATCCATCGCATAAAATATAGCTATGGTTGCCTCTTTCCCGGCTTGTATGACGACACTTTTATCCGATTGAACAGAAACGGTATCATCGTTAGACATAACGGAATCATAAGCAAGATAATTGCCTTTGTCATCGCTCGCAAGGAATTTACCTGGATTGAATTCAATATTCGATGAGTCGTTATTTTTTATAGTCAGTGTTACCGTTACTGGGATGAAACTTTTAGAGTCATGGTTCATCGCAAGCATTCCGGAAGTTTGTTTTTTCGGTTCGCTGACAGCGATTTGAGTTTTGTCGAAAAGAACTCCGTCACCAAATTTGTAGCTAGTCAATGAATTCATTCCAAGAACAAAATCATTTGCTTCCAGAAATAAATCGTGATCTACATTTGATACGTATGTAGAGAGCTTATCTTTTACCATGACAGCTCTGTCCTTCTCTTCCTTTACGCTCTCTAATTCCTTGTGTGCCTTAGAAAGTTGATTGTTGGAATTTACGAGCATAATAGCAAGTACAATGGAAACTAGAGTGATCATAATTGTTAATGTTATTAAAACTGTATTTTTCTTATTTTTCATAACAAAACCTCCACAACTTATTATATCAATAATTGTAAAGGTTTACAACGATATAAAGATAAATAAAGGGGCTAAATGCCCCAATTATTATCCTGCTGGTGCCATACCAAGTTTGGCTTTCAATTTCTTGATTTTTGCTTCATCGCTACCAAAGTACATTGTACCGTACTTGTTCTTGGTTTGCTCATCAGTACTTGCGCCTGCAGCGAATGATACATCTGTAGTAGCAAGCTCATCAGCTTTATCTTTGATCGTGTTAAGATCGATTGCATCCATTGACAGATTTCCTTTGTAGAATCCGTAGTAAGCTCCACCACCATCTGCAGTGTTTGATTCGAGCAAGATAGCGACATCTTTTGAAACTGTGTCAGCGCCAAAGTCAAGGATGTCATCATCGTTTTCGTAGCCGAGCGCTTTAACGTAAAGCGCTACTGGGATGTCCAAGAGACCAAGATCTACCTTGACATCTCCGACTCCACGGTTGTTTACATGGTAGGCGATATTGCTTCCAAATGTTTTTGTAGGGTCAACGGCAAGACCTGAGATTTTTGCGGTTTGAGTCGCACCTTCTCCTTTTTTACCTTGGATGATAAAGAGGTTTTCTCCCTCTGTTGGGGTTTGATTCCCATCCAAAATTCGAACTGTAAGGCTTTTAAAACCAACTGTAGCAGTTCCTTGTTTTTGTTGTGTCATATTAAATTTCCTTTCTAATAATCGTCATACAGCCTGCTTTTCCCTTTATAGGTTCTGGCATCTGCATAGCGTTTGATTTCAGGGATCCATTCATCTAGACCCCCAGCGATTTGGTAGAATCCTTGCGATTCCATCACCTTTTCGACTAACCCTTGCAATTTTTTGCATTCAATTCGGTTAATCGATTCAACGTTGATTTGATAAAGAAATGTTTTCGAAAAGCTTGTATTACTTCCCTGGTCACTTTGGATAGGTGGCCCTAGTGGAATAATAACAATGCTCGTCTGATTTGTTGGTAAGGTTTCAGGACGCTCAAATGATTTGATAGTGATTTTAGAAAGTTCCTCATCGCTCATCAGAGCATCATATATTTCTGACATCTTGTCTTTAATCATCCAAGCCCTTCTCCTTTCAATTTAGTTGCTAACCTATATTTAAATTTTTCTTTGTTGGCTTCCGAAAATCTTCGGATAACACCGAATCCCCTTGGATGGGCCTTTTTGGCATATCCAAATTCGTTCAAATGCTCCAACCGCCAACGTGATCCAGCGCCAAAACCAAGCTTAACCATTGGCACTCCTTCAAAAGCACCCGTTACATTTCCGACTGTTGCGCTTTCAATTGTTTCTCCAGTCTTTCTAAAAACTTCTAGAGCGACTTGAAAGTCTTCGAGTGTTTCAGTTGCTGCGCCTTTCAAAGCTCTATTCGCAGACCTTCTCACTTTCGCATCGCCAAGCTTTGCTTCTAAATTCCGGATGACTTCATCGAAGCCTCTTAATGTAGCGCCACTACTCATTTGATCCACCAATAACAACAATTAAATAATCACGGTTGTCATAATCTGGACGAACGTCAATGATCTGCCATTTTTTATTTTCTAATCGGTGATCATTCACTTGTACAAAATGCTTATTATCAGGTTGATAACTTGTTAAAGGGTCTCTTATTTTCAAGGTCATCTTTGCAGTCATTGATTTTCCTGTTGAAATTTCGATATCCTTTAAGCTAGGTGAGTAGATTTTTGCGAATGTATAAAATACTTTCTCAAAGCTCACATCCCGGCCATCTAATCCTTCAAGTACTTTTGAGTTATAAAACTCTACTGGAGTTCTTAATTCACTTGTATTGGTTTCTGGTTTCTTGTATTTAAACTCAGGCTTATTCATCTTCCGCAACTACATCTTCGTTTAGATTTTCCGAAGCTACTAAATCGTATTCTTTAACAAAATCAGGTAATTTCTTCATCAATTCGTTTTTTCGATAATCATCAACTTCAAAAATGTCTCCAACGTGTCGGACAACATTTTCTTTTAAGTCAAAGAAATCTTGGATTGTTTCTAGCACTCTTTTCCTCCTATTGGGTGGTTTTGAAGTGATAACTCAAGGAGTTCTCCCTGAAAATTTGCAAAGAAAAACTCGACCTGATCATTGTACAGATATCTTGCACGTTCCAAAACAAGCTCTTCAGTGCGAGAATCTGACAAATCAAAAGCTCCTGTTAAGTCGAGAATTGCTTTTTCGGATGAAACTAACATCCTTGAAAGATTCCCGTCTTCGGCATCATGAAAGATTTTCATCCGCTCCTTGAATGTTCCTAGAAGCGGATGAAGTTGTTTTGTTTCTTCCATTCGGTGTCACCACCTATTATTTAATTTTCAATACCCAGACAGCAGCAGTCTTTTCATCGTGAGCCTTACCGTAAGCAAATTGCTTAGCAGTATAGAGGTTCAAGTCTTCGAGAGCGTAAGTCTCTGTGAAACGACCAAACTCGATTCCACCACCTACGAACGCATCGTAGCGACCTTTGACGAATGTAGTCACTTTACCAGCGGTTTGAGCAACTGATTCAACCAAGATCAAGTTGTACGGCATTGCAGTCACATACGTTCCTTGAGCGTTCAAGGAAGTGTATTGTTTCTTGACATCCCACGCATCCGCTGGATTGACTACCATAACAACATTTCCTTCAACCGCCACTGGGTCACCGTTAGACTTAACAGAGTGATGTTTGTACACCGCAGTCAATTCTTTGACAACTGTTGCAGAGTCAGCAAATGTAAGGTTCGCAGTTTGGGCCTCTTTTTCTGCAAAAGTTGTTTTATTGCCAGCTGCAGTTCCAGTGAGGGTACGAGAAAGACCGATGGGCTTTCCGTCTCCGTCACCGTTCAAGAAAGCAGCTTCCAAAGCAGCAGCGAAGGCTTCTGTGATTTGAGTGGATACGAATGATTGCAACCAAGCAGGGCCGAATTTTTCAGAATCTTTAGGAATGACTACAAATGCAGTCAATTTGTTTTGGATTGCTTCTTCTTCGTTGAAGGCTTGTTTCAATTGGCCTTGAATTTCTCCGTTGATCTTGCCCCAAAGAGCTGTTCCGGTCTGAGTTGATTTGAGGAATTTAAGGCGGATGCCAGCATTGCGCAAGCCAATATGTTGCAAGAGCGGGCGAGATTTTACCATATCATCAAAGATACGGTCAATTGTTTCTTGTGGAAAGAGTTTTTCTACTCCTACAGGGGCAGTTTTGTCGATGTCGTTGAAGAATTCACGAGCTTCCGCAGTCAATTTAGCATCATAAGGATTCATTGCTGAAACTTCCTCATGAGCAGCATGACGAGCTTGCTCCATCATTTCGTTAGTCATCGACTCGATCATTTCATTGTAGAGCTTCGCCTGTTCTTCTTGAGGTGCGCCATTTGATACAGCGTTCAAGAAGTTCTGACGAATTTCGTTGAATTTGTTAGATAATTTCATTGTCATTGTATTTTTCCTTTCTAAAATGCAAAAAGACTGAACCCTTTCAGTACAGCCTCGTTTGTGTTATTTTCTGGACTTTCTGGTAGGGTGAATCTTTTCTTTACAAATTCACTATTTTCAAAAGTCTCTTCTGCAATCTGTCGAGCTTCCAGCTTATTAGCTACCAGCTCAGCAATTTTATCAACATCAGGGGTCATTGCTGACTTCATTTTGTCAATAAAATCATGTGGGATCATTGGAGTTTCACTTGCAGCAAATGCAGGAGCAATTTCTCCAGCAAACATGATTCTATCGGCAAATCCTTGATTTACTGCTGATTCAGCATCGAACCAGGTAGTCTTGTTCATAAGATCCAATAAATCGTCCATTGCTTTTCCAGTTTTATCAACATAAGCATTTGCGATTGACTTATTGAAACCTTCAAGCACTCCAGCTTCATGAAGTAGAGTATTGTGGTCTCCGTCAACTCGTGATGACACGTTGTGAATCATGATTTGAGCAGTAGGGCTAATTTCTACGACATCACCAGCCATAGCAATGACGCTTGCTGCGCTTGCAGCAATGCCTACGATTTTAACAACTACTTTTCCTGAGTAGGACCGTAATGCAGTATAGATTTCGCTACCTGCATATACATCTCCTCCCCCTGAATTGATGTGAACTTCGATGTCCTCACCAGTTTCCGGTAAAACTACATTTTTAGGAGCGGTACAGTCCCAACCAAACCAATCATAAAGCCAAACATCATCGTTTGACACGATTGTTCCTTTAATCGGAATCACTTTCATCTTCTTTCTCACCTCCCTTCTCTACATCCTCACCAAGTTGATAGTTCTTAGTGATCAGAGGCTTGTCGCCCCACGGTACAGCTTCAAGGCCAAGTTCCTCACGGACCTCATTGATAAGCATGGAACCGGAAGAAATCAGCTTGTCAATACTTTGAGCAAGCGAGAATTTATCTCTTTGCCCTTCACCGACAATGACAAGGCGCTTATTGTCTTTGTACTCGCTTTTGCTTAGCAAAGCAAAATTCAGACCATCACTCATTTTCTTTACAAGCGACTGGTAGCAATAGCTGTTAAACATCTTCTGACTATTTTCCAGGTTAGCCATGTCCCCATGCATCAGCGCAGTGGGAATTCCTAAGATGTCTGCCACCTCATCATCGAATTGCCTACGAAGTTTTTTTAACTCATCTACAGACAAATTCGATGTACCTGTAGTATTGGTCAGCTCTGAGTATTCCATTCCTTCTTGAGCTGGGACAATTGCTACTGTCTTTGTCGTAAATGATTTAAAGAGACCGTCTGCATACCGTTGCATCTTTTCACGCTTTGATTCGTCAAAACTTGCATTCGTTCTGGTGCTAAGTACTCCACGAATCTGATTGTTTCGTGCAAGTGCTTCAACCAGTCGAGTGTGTAGTTTTTCATAATCGTTGAAGAGCTGCGTGAAATATTCTTGAAGACGATTATTGTTGTATTGCAAGAAAATGACTTCATTCATCTTGAATGGTTTTTGGAAAGTATAGTTTTGACAGCTCACAGATGTGAATGTGTCATCGAACACAGCATATTTCTGTCGGATGTACGAGTCGGCAATCAATAACTGATCGTCATTCGATAAGAAAATTAGTACTTCGTTCTTGGTCAATAAGCGATAAACCGCCTTTTGCCAAAACTCAGAAGCTGATTCATTCTTATTGGGCCTTACATTTAGCAGATAATCCCAATCAGTAGCCTTCTTTTTTCCATTCTCAATGAACTTAAACTCAGACCTTGCAAAGATGCGGGCCACAAATTCAGCAGCCTTGTCAATCGACAGGCTCTTTAGTTGCAGATTCCCAAAGATCCGCTCCAGCTCATCAAATTCAAAACTTGGTTCCGGAACTTCTCGCTTGAATAAATTTAGCCATCCCAAGGCACCTCCTCCTTTCTAAATTTCTATGCCTGCCACCCACCCGGATCTTTTTTTTACCGTTTGAAGAAAGATTTTTTAGAGCGTTTTAATTCCTTCTTGATTGATTCAAACTCTTTATTTGTTTGTAAAACATTTTGACCGCAAATATCTTCATGCCGCTTCACGGACTGGCTCAGAGTATTCAATTCAGCACTGATTGAAACAATCTTGTTCAATAATTCCATGTTTTCTTTGCTCACTACAGCAAGCTCACATTCAAGCCCTTGAATCTTTTGTTCAAGTTGTTGTTTTTTCTTCATTCGTTTGTTCAATTTGTTGTCCTTTCTAAAATTCCCAATCTTTGATCACGTCAAGAAAGTCTCCAACAGTACTCTCTTGAATGATTTCTCTCTTGTAGAGAGCAGCAATAAAGGCATGGAAACCGTCAGTCTTTCGTCTCAGCGGTTCCTTTTTCAAAAATCTCTTGTTTCCGTCTTTGTCTTCTTTGACAAAGGTATTATCGGTATACCAGAGCATTGATTTATCGTTTTCAAAAATGAATCTTTCGTTCGCAAATCCATCTTCAATGATTGGAGCTACCTTCGACTGTATCGCTCCTGGATTTCGCAAGAATTCATACTCAAAATCAGCTTCTTCCAGCAACGGTTTCAGCAAGTCCATTCGAAATCCGTCTGCGCAGACGATTTCGATATTGTACAACTTGCGCCACTGGATTAATTTATCAACAAGTAATCTTGGATCTATACTTGGACCATCTACAATAGTGAAAAGCCCTTGCTCCTGCCATTCACGGATTGGAGCCTTGATTTTAAACATATCCAAAAATTGCTTTCTGGCAAAACTGTGTTGCTTCCAGATAAACTCATCACCATTTTTAAAGAGTAGTCCCACACTTGCAAAGTCTCTGATGCTTGCATAGTCGAAACCAGCGACACAAGATCTTCCTGAGAGATCTATACCAGGGCTTCTCAATGCAGCCATTAACTTTTCACGAGTGGTCACATCTTTTTCAATGTCAGCTTCTGGCAGATTCATCCGTTTTGTCATAAACTCTTGTCTGCCTGACGGTTCCAATTCCAAATCATCATAGTCAGCTTTCGTTCTAGCTAATAGACGTTTGGCATAGGGAGTTGTTTCGTCAAGCATAGGATTCGCTTTTGGCCAGTTGCTCATATCATCCACTTCTTCCGGATCATCCAACTTACAGATAAAAGGGAATAAGCGGAACTCGTCAAGTTCGCCATTCAAGATCTTCATAGATTTTTCAATCATCTTGTCGTAAAACCCTTCACGAACGTGTCCATTTGTACCGTTGTAAAAGGTGCGAGCATGGGCAATTTTACCAAGTCCCGATCGCTGGATTTTAACAGCAGAGTCATTTTCAAACTGGTGAATTTCATCGAATTCAAGGCAGCCATCACGAGCCGAGTCCATTGTCTTTGGGTTGTTTGTCCGATAAGAAAAGACCGAGTTATTCCCTCGGCCTGTAATAGACATCTTTGTCAAATAGTAATGATCTTCCAGTCCTCTTCTCTGGACAGTTTCATAAACTTCCTCAAATGATACCTTCCCTTGTTTTTCCGAATTAGCTGTGATAGTCACATCATAATCTCGAATTGGATATAGTGGGCTGATAAAAAATGCATCTCGACTAGACATAAAACCATTCTTACCACCCCCACGGGCCAAAGTAAGAAGGAACTCATCGAATTGAGGTTCGCCATCTTCTTTCCTAAAGAGAAAGATGAATGGTGTCAAGAATTTTTGATATTTAGCAAGTGGAAAGAAATTCTTTTCAGTGAACTGAATATATTTTTCAATCAATTCATTGTGAAAATAAAGATCATCCCTTGGATATATCTTTTCTTTGATGATTTTGAATAGCAGTGAGCGTTCTTTGTTGACTTTGATTTTTCCAGATTCAGCAAGCTCAATATATTCATCGATCAGAGGATGAGAAATCACAATAGATCACTTCCATCTGACGGTGGTTTCTTCTCGACTGGTGAATTTTCAACCTCAAAGTCAAATGATCGCTCAATCGCTAGTAGCTGATTGCTGGTTGTATTGATTTCTTTGATCAATGAGTTCGCTTTTTGGAATCTTTGCTGGCCATTGTGTACGGTAATGACTAATCCATCTTGTTTGAGACGTTCTTTCAACTCATACAGTAGACGGACCAGATAGAGATAACGATGAACTTTCTCGTACTGGATTGCATCTTTCTTTCGTGTGCTGAAATTGTCGATTTTGGAAAGTAACTGATTTTCCAATTCTTTTATATTTTTTTCTGAGTATTCTTCCATGAGCCCCCTCCCCCTTAAAAAATAGTGCTTTGCATTTGGACAATCGACCCCTCCCACCGGTTCCCAGAGACCGATTTTTTTCGATTTTTTTCGACCGGGGGGTCTTTGAGTTTTTCAAAATTTTAAATTTTCATCCCCACCATTCGTCAGAACGAAAATTTTTATTTTGCAACTTGGATGATTTGCGGAATTGAAAGCGATGGTGTCGCTTGTTATGACACTCCTTGCACAGAGTACGAAGATTGTTAATATCTAAAGCAAATTCTGGATAATATTCCAGCTCTTTGATGTGATCGACTTCGA